GAAAAGTTAATAAGCCCTGGTGGTAAATCCATAAAGGCACCTTCAGCCGATTCAATTTGTATCGTCATAGATGCAGATAACTCTTCTAACCCTTCAACTGGACTAGTAGTTTCAAATGAATCAACTACAGCATAAGCAAATTTTGCATCATGTGTACCCTCATCATTCTTTTCAGTGTCTACTTCCCAGACCTTTAACTCTTTACCATCCTTAATAGCACGGTAGATGGCTTTCTGTCCTGCGTCACCCTTACGGCCATACATGGAGAGTTCCATATTTTCTGTTAATGCACCGATGGCTGAAATAGATCCCATTTTTGTGGCTTCAGTTGAATTATCACGCTCTAAGCTGTGCGTATAATCTGTCTGGAAACCTGGTACTAAGCCATCATCACCTAAAACATTGTCGGTAGGTTGTACCAAAATAATTTTGACCATTGTAAGTCCTCCTATATTGTTTTTAATAGTTTGTATTTATAAGTGATTACACCGTGTTTTTGCACATTGTCGATGTCATCAAAGACACGTGGCTCTCTTGGCGTAACTTGCAGTATTTCGTAAGATGGCAATTCAATCCTGTAATTAAGTGCCTCATGAACAGCATCTAAGATTTCATAAACTTTTGCATTGCCATACTCGCCACTAGTTTCTTGATTGTGGTACACATGTAGGGCTATCGTTTCTTCTACAATGTCCTCTATCTTCACTTCACGGTCTATATCCAGCAGGGGCTCACCTAAATAGACATAAGGAAATTGTGTATCTTCAGTCACATGATCATAGACACCTATGACCAAATTTAAAAGCGATGCATCATTGGATAACCTTTGATACACCGCCGTTTGCAATTCTAAAAATGGTAGTGCCATATTGTCACTTCCCTAGCTTTCTAAATTCTTTAATGAAATAATCTGCTGCTTCATCTACTGCCTGTTCCCAGAAAAACTGTGCTCGTTGACCATGGGTTAGGACAAATCGTCCCCACCTTGTATTAAAGTACACCCATGGAATTTTCTTCGCTCTACTTCCTCCTGGTCCCTGTGCATAGATGCCTGTGCCGTAGTTTACGTAGATAGCATAAAAGGCTCCGATTTCTAGCTTTGCACCATATCCATCGGCATCAAATGTTACACTAATAGAATCAGCCATTTCACCCGTTTCGTGAGGCATTCTAGCTTTCAACTCTTTTTCTAATAACAGAGTTGTGTTTCTAATAATGTGCTTTATTTCTGCGACGATGTCATCTTGCCACTTTTTAAGAGCACGTTCTACACGTTTGTTCCCTCGCTTTGTAATTCCCATGTCACACCCTCTTTAATGGTAAACGCATGATTTCATTCATGCCGCCCTGGTCCTCTGCTTCACCTGCTGCTGTGTACTCAACACCTCCAAACTCAATTCTTGCTGTTGCAGATATTTCAATTTCATAAGGGAAATACATGTCACGGTGAAATGACACTCCAAGTTGTTTCATCTCTACTAACCTAGATGTAGATGGTGTATCCATGAAACATTCAAATTCACTTGTTACTTCCCATTTCTTCGTAGAGCCACCAGAACCGTTTGAGACTGATTTTTCTTCTTTTATTTTTGCATTGTGGGGAAATTCATCATACATGTTACCACCTCAATTTCCTGTAAGGTTTCAACGGCTTATAAACAGTCGCTGGAATCTCATCAGTAAATGAATAGGCAACAGAACCCATTGACCTACTAACAAGACCCATCTTAATTTCGAAGTACTGACAGGCCTTTGCAATAAATAACTTCATAGCGCTTTGTTTCTGCCTGTCTGCTTGGTCCGACATGTCAAACGTGTTATTAGTCCATGAGCATCCAACATCGTAGAGAACAGGTGCCAAGGCGGTGTAATGATCTACTTTCTTTGCTGTAGGTTTATCACCATTAAGTGCAATGATTCCGTTGATTTCATCACTTGTCGGCTTCCACACGTTTTACACCTTCCTTTTTCACAGGTTGTTTACGTGTTGGTGTTTCTTTAGTTTTTTCATTTTCTTTTTCTTGATCTGTTGTTTGTTTACGTTTATGATAACGTCGCAATAACATAATCAAGCACCTCCTTACGCACCTGTGAATTTAACTACACCTGCATCGTTTTTAAGATTAACCGTATAGTGAGAATTAGCTGCAATAACTACGGTACGTGCTAAAATATCTCCATCACGATTGATTGCAACATCTTTTTTCATTACTATTTCCATTGCGGATGATTGATCTTCTGATTGATCAGGCTCTTGTGTTGCATAAACTTGTAGATAACCCTTACCTTCCGCAACACGGCGAGTACGTTCAATTGCACTAACTCCAACCAATTCAGCAACTTGGCCTGTGGTAATTGCACGCTCTTGCGTAGCCCCTCCAGCAGTTAATAACGACCCTACTAATTTTGTATAGTCCTTAGGATTAATGAACAAAACTAAATTCAGATCAGATTCAGAGTTGAACACTGCAATCCCTTCTAAAATTTTCGCAACTGATGTAGGAGATCCTGCTACAGTTTGTAAGGCCGTATCTAATGTAGCGATATATTCCGTTTCTACTTTATCCGCCATTGCTAAAGCTAATTGTCGTTCTGCCTCGCCTACCGTTCCACCAACATTGGTAATGATAGCTGTTTCAGTAACTTCGATTGCTTTACCTGTTTCCTTTACAGTCACCTGTGTAGTTGTCATAGACATTTTAGATGTATCCATCGGTACACCTTCTTGTAAATCTTCTGCTGGTCCTACATAGCCATATTTCGGTCGAGTAATTGTGCTACCAGGCACACCTACTAATGTTCGATCGATATCAGCATAATTACGGAATTTGATAGCATTTTCTAACTTTCCTGATACGGCTACCGCCATAACTTCGGGATCTACTAAATCAGCAGCCTTCGTTTGTGCGAAATATTGGATATTTAAATCTAATAACATTTTAAAATTCCCCATGTTTCATTCTCCTTTTTTACTGTAATTCGCTTAACAGCGATGGGTTTTCTTGCATGAGTTTTAATCGTTCTTCATAAGGTTTCTTTGCAAAGTCAGCACGCGTTAAAGTTTTTGGTTTGGCACCACCATTTGGATTAGGTGGCGTATTACCTCTTAACCCGTCAGCAATGAACAAATAGTCATCAGATGTTTTTAATGCGGTAAGTTGTTCGTCAAGGCCAACTAATTTTCCGTCTACAAGTTGAATAGCATCTGTTTTCAATAAAGCTTTAACAGCAGTCGGATTTTTCGCCTTTGCAGTACGTAGAGCTTCCGTTAGTGCAAAGTCATAATCCTTTTGTTGCAATTTGCCCTCATATTCTGTTTTCGTTTGAACATTCTCTTGCTGTAAACGTGTGATTTCATCTTGCAGCCCTTTGGCATCGACCTTCTTTAATTCTTCAAGTTGTGTATCTCGATCAGCGATTTGTTGCTTATAGTCGTTAACCTCAGCAATCTTGTCATCAAGACGTGATTTCGGAACCATCTGACCATAACCTTCAATTACTTTATCTGCTTGTTCCTCTGTTAAACCCAATGCGATTAATTGTTCTTTATTCATGTCTCATAGCCTCCTATTTCGTGTTTTACGTGCAACGGCACGATAGGGTTAGAAACTTATTCTTTAACGTCTACAAGTTCGAAAAAGACGAAAAAAGGCATAATAAAAAGCCGTTCAATGACGACTTAACTTTTCTCTCCATATTGTTCTAACCAATCTTCAAACGTAATGTAAGGCACCGTTCGTTTTGGTGGTCTTATTTCATCTTGAGCCTGTTTCAATGCCTGAAGATACGTTTTATTAGGCAATAGTTCATCGATGCGCTCGGCAATCTTTATTTGGTACTGTGGATCCTGATAATCGTAGATACGGCTGAACATCGGAATTCGACCACCAAACAAAAGGATTATCTTACAACGACAACCGTAATTCATTGAAGGGTCTAACCACAACTTAGGTCGTTTGGCTTTTTCACCTAAGTAATGAAAATACCCTTCTTCATCAGCGAATTTACTATCAAGTTTTCGGTGAGCATGTCGGACCTGCATATCCCTCATGGATATCCACATCTTTTCAACACCATCAACCTTGCCTTTTAATGCATCATACATTTTATCCTGTACATAGTTGACTGTGTTGTTGAACATCTCTTGCAGTCGTTTAAGTCCATTGGACCTTGCTGAATGTGTACGCTTCTTCACTTGCTTAGAAGTTGCTGTGAAGTCGGCCTCTGCCTTTAGATTGTCCTGTGTATCCATAAAAACGGTGTATACATAATCGTCTTTATGCTTGTTAAATCGTTGCGAAATTTCATAGCTTTCTTCCTTCAAAAACTCTGTAAGTAGTCGCTTACGATTCTTCAATAACCAAAAGATTATAGCTACTGCTGCACTTGTACCAGCTGTTGCACTTGTTATATTCAGCAACTTACCTTCTTCGCCACTAAGGTACATATAGACAAGGTAGGTATACAGTAAATACGTCATATTAAACGTCTCTTCTTGCATCGCTATAGCTTCTTCTAAGAGCTTTTTATACTCTGTCGAAGATATACTGTCAAATTGCTTTATTAATACCTGTAATCGATTGTATTTACGGTATTCCGATAGGTTGTTTCCATACTTCTCATAAACTTCTTGTAAGCTATCAATCAATTTGTTTTGCATACGAGCATAGTGTTTCTCGAATGATTTCTCGTATTCTTCAAGTATCTTTTGTAATCGCTCTAAGATTTCTAATTGATCCATACGATTATCACCACTTATTCGTCATCCGTGTTATTTTTACGCTTTAAATCGATTAACTCACTTTGGAATTCGTCTTTTTCACGCTTCACACGTTCTTCTTCCTGTGCAGCATCTTTCACCCAAGGGTGGTTTTCACGAATAGTTGCCTTTGAAATGATACCTTCACTGTCACGTGCCATTTGTATAATCTCCGTTTCATTAGTAAGCAGCAGTTTGTTAAACGTAAATGTAACATCTCGATAATCAAATTGGCCTTTCTTAGCAAGCTCACAGAATGTTTGAATGAACCACATAAATTCACGCAAAGCCAATGTAGCTTTACGTTCAAACATACTCGCTTTCATATCCAATAATGAGTATAGATTTTCTAGTGCCACACCTGAAGGAGCATCACCAATGATATCTGGTGAGGGATTAACACCTTGCCCAAACATAAATACATTCTCTTTCAGAGTATCGCTTTGAGTCTTATAAGCTTCTACTGGCACTTCTGCACGGATTGTATCAATCCCACCATCCTCATCCAGATTGACCACTTTATATCGTTTTAAGTTCGCCATGAATTCGGATAAAGACTCACCTTGATAGCCACGTAATGCGAAGATGAGTGCTTGCATATCTAATAATGTATTTTGTGCATCTGAAACCAACAAGTCGTAGTTATCAATATTTTCTTTAACAAAATGCAGGTCACTCAACTCTTCGTTGTTATTCAAAAAAGGAATAAATGGAACCTTGCCCCATCCCATACCTGTAATACCTTCTGCATCAGTGAAATGTGGTTTAGGGTTCACCTCTACATTTGCATCCAAGTGCATCTCGCCATCTATCATTTCGTAATACGTAATCGTTTCATCATCGTATACTTCGAATTTAATGACGTTGTCTCGCAGTGAATAGAACCGTATGCCAGCAATTAACCTTTTGCGTTTGCTGTAGTCATAGATAGGGATGAAATTTTCAGCATTTACAATCATGTAGTCAAACTCTTTATCCTCGTTTACAAATACATGTAACCACTCTATGCCTTTATTACTTGCACCTTTGATAATCTCTGTGATGGTATCTTCCCACTGTTCTCCTATCAATTCTTCCAATAACTGTAGCTGTTGCTTGTTATCGCTCTTACTGCCAAACACCATTGGTTCACCCACAAGATAAGCAACTTTTTGATCAACTAATATCTTATGGAAGCCTGAAGGTATTTTTGAGTTAATAGCATCTTCATCCACTACCTTCTTTTCGTCCCGGTACGTATAAATTTTTCTTTTATTGATATCGTTATCAACCTCGTAATACTTCACACCTTCAAGCATTTTACTACTGTCAAACGATGTATAAATTTCTTTAATAATCTCTGTTGGTGCAGGCGTATTAGCTAGTATAAATTCAATTAACTCCTCTGTATGTGTCTTACTGAGCATCATTTCACCTTCTATTATTTCAAGATTGTCATGCCTTTACGCATGATGACTGTATTTACAAAATAGCGATCTGCATCTAGCTGATGGTCGTTTTGTTTAACTGGCTTATCCTCGCCTCTATCAGCAGCTTTGGCGTCCCACATGTAAGAACTGAACTCACGAAACGTCTCTGTACAACAGTCATTGTATTTGATTAGGTTGTTAACCAGTGCGTTTGCTAAGTTACGTATGCCATCAAGTACATCGTTCTTTGCTTCCTTAACTGAAAAACCATGCTGTTTTAATGCCGTAATGAATGATTTTGCAGAAGGGTCAACGATAATCCTTGATATCTTCAGGTCACCAACAAACTCCTTCATGTCTTGGCAGTATTGCTCGTCAGTTTTTTGTCTGCTAGATTTCCGACCATCATAGTGGTATTCTTTCACCTTGTACCAAACACCATCAAAAAAGCCCCACAGACCGAATGTCGTAGGGTTCTGTGTGCCGTAATCGACACTGACATAGTATTTTTCATAATTGCGTTGTACTGTTTTAACAACATGTAAGTCCTTGTCAAACATATCGTAGATGACGCCCTCTGCCAGTACCCATAACCCAAGAATAAATCGTTTATAGAACACACCCTTATACATGCGCTTATAACGCTCTTTGATGCGTTGTGACAACGATAAGTTATCATCCATCGTAAAGTGTAAGTGCAACATGTTCTTATCTTCTAATTGATCTAGATACTCTAATTTGAACCAGTGATAAGGTCCAGCTGGGTTACAGTTGAACCAGAATTTAGCTCCATCAACTGAACATCGAGCCGTTGCTTGGTTAACGAATGATTGAGGCATAAGTGCCACTTCATCAAAGAACATTCCAGCGAGTGTAATCCCTTGGATAAGGTCTTGCGAAGCCTCGTCTTTTCCTCCGAATATATAAAAATAGTTCACCTTGCCATTTCGAGTGACAGTGAACATGTTTTCGGAACGATATTCTTTTACTTTGTAGCCTCTGGACATCAGCATTCGTTTTAATGGCTTGAATACGTTACGACGGAACGAGCCGATTGTTTTACCAGCCATACCAAGGTTCTCGTCCTCGAACGTCTCCATTGCCCACATAACGAACGATAACGACATGACGACCGTTTTACCAGCACGAACAGAACCATCGCAAATAAGGCCGTCCTTGTCTTTGTGAGGGGAATTGGATTGCCACCATTTGAGTACTTTAAGTTGTTTCTTACTAAAAGGTTTGAATGTGAATAGAGCAGGTTTCTTTCGTTTACTCATCCCAGTCCACTTCCTTGCCTTCTAGTGCCTCTAAGAAGCCATCATCCTCAAATTCATCATCATCGTCACCATTTTCTTTACGGATAGCGATTTTAGACAATTCAAGCGTAGCCTTAGCTTTTTCAATTTCAAGTTGTTTGCGTTCTCGCTCATTTAGTAAGTCGAAATGTTTGGCTAGGAAGTCTAGTGCTCGCATCTTATCAGCTAACTTGATTGAAGCACCATCTTTACCCATTTTAATTTCAGTAACAATAGTTCCATCCACTTCGTCATGTTCTTTGAAACGAACAAAGTCTTGATCAACCATAACTGGTTTGTCGTCTTTATCGTAAACAGGCCCGAATGTACCAATAAGTTCTACTCGCTCTCTACCGAATTCTACATAGTCTGTAATGTCAGCAAATGCAATCTGTACATACTTTTCTAATACGTCCATTGCATCAATAAATAGTCCTTTTCGAAGCTCACCTTTTAGGCGTTGAACTTCTGTCACGACCTTAGCATTTCTTAGCAAGCGACTTCCTTCTACATGAGCACTATCTCTTGCATATCCTGCTTTGATTGCTGCTACTGTTTGATTAAAGCATTTCACATAATACATGCA